AATTGCCTTCCTTAAAAACTGCGTCCTGAAGAATTTCATTTGTTTGCGAGAGGAGTTCAGCCACGACTGGAACAGATCCGTTTGGATCAGTTCGTTTCGCCCAGTCAGCGAGAGTTAAATTTGTTGTCGAAAGTGTTGCCATAAAAAAGTTTCCTTAAAATTAAGATTTTTGATTTGAATAAAGCATTGACGCTTGTGACGCAAAGTCTTGTGGTTGTCCCTTTGAACCCGAACCACTTGACGGACCGACATAACCATCTTCACTAATTGATTTCCCTGCTCGAAAGAAAAACCTGATGACTTCAGGATGATTCCCTAGACCAGATTGATTTAATACCGTTCGCAGTTCAGGTGTCCCAAATGTGTCCAACGCCTTCTTAGCAACCGACATGTTCTTGTCGAGTGACTCTCCGCCGAATTCCTTATCAATTCGTGACGAATCAACCCATCCTTGTCGGATTGTGTCGATCTGAGCCATCTGCCTTTCAGCGAGTTTTGGACCAAGTGTGTCTAACATCTTCTGCGCGGAAGCCTGACTCAAGTTCAATTCACGGGCGACTTGCGAATATGTCGAAATGACTTCGTTGTCAAAATTCTTGCCTTCTGGGGCTTTGAATTCATACTTTTCTGGTGCGCCAACCGCTTCGGTCTTTGGTGCATCCTTACTGTCGCCTTCTGTACTGCCAGTCTCAGTTGCATCTGCAACTGGCTGGTCTTGAGTCACAACCGCATTTGATACATCTCCTGTAGGAGATTCAGTCGATGCAACAGCAGCGTTATTGGTTGGTGCTGGTGTTGTCATCAATGATTCTGTTTGTGTCATTTTGTTCCTTTAGCATTACCTGATACAAGTCTGGGCAAGTTTGGTGAATCATCGAAATCGTTCTTAGTCCGCTGTTTCTGTTTCCTTCATTAAATGCCATCTGCATTGAATTTTGACTGAAACTAAGCCTAAAAACTCCTGCCTGATCCAACATCCTCCATACGATCCTTCGACCTTTTTTGTTACTCATCAGCCATTTTAGATCTGATTCTTCGTTCTGCCTATTTAGTTTTTCTCGAAGGTCTTTATTTTCCTTCGTTTGCTCTTGACCTCGAATGTCTAGCGGATCGTAGTTACTCACTTTTAAAATTTAATCATTGTCTGTAATGCATGGGTACCGTCAATACAACGCAACATAGTTTGCAGCAGCCGTTGTTCCTGTACTCAATACCTTTGTGCATCGAATAGGCAGAATCATTGTTGTCGCTCCATGCCAATTAAATGTGCAGTTGTCACCGTTTGACATTGTTACAACGACAGCGCCAGCGGCACTATGAGTAAAAAACAAACCCTTTGTCAACGGAAGAACGGTTGTATCGCTGATCGTTACAACGGCTGCATAATCAAATGAATTCGGTGTGCTTTGAAGTGATAATGATGCTGGGATTGCCATTGTTACTCCTTAAACTTGACTTGGTGAAGGGTTTGAATACCCACTAAACTGGTTCATTACATCCATTAACGCGTTCTGTTGACCGCTTCCTGTTGGCGACTGTGCCAAATTCTTTGCAGTTGCCGACTGTTGTTCCATCATCGCAGACTGCTCCTTCGCAGCCATTGCCTTGTTTCGAGCGTCTCGAATCATTGCAACCTGCTTGCCAGCCACAATCAAATTCGGATCAACGCCAAGCATGTCGGAATATGAGTCTGCCCACTTGTCAGAATCAAACTTGTCCAGCACATCAGGCTTCATTTGGGCAATTGCGCCAAGGTTGCCAACGAACCGATCAACGCTATTTGTCCCAATCGCTCGTTGAGCCTGTGCCAACATCGAAACAAACTCAACTTCTAACTCCATGCCCTGCAACTCTGGTGGCGCTGGCGGAACAATGCCAGCCTGAACCATGTGCTGAAAAGTAATGTCGATAAGTGGGTCAAGTAATTCGTTGTGGAGGCGCTCGATCACGGGACCAAGCATCAACAACTTCTCTTCGTGTCGTTCAGCAACCTCTGTCGCAGTCATACGCGTATCAGTCGCATTTGCCAACATCATGAACAAGTCAGCATAAAAAGATCCACGAACACGCTCACGAACATCCTGAATGTCGCCGAGAAGGTGCTGCAAATTCAAATTGACCTCGAACGCAGTCTTAATACCCTGGCTGCCACCGTCAACAAAAGTGATACCGCCAGGCAAACTCTCAACATCTCGGTTCTTCATCGAGTTCGGAACCTGAAGAGGTGGCTTTGTCTGGTAATCAATGACCTGAGCCTTACGCAACTGCTCATGCTGCAACTGCTTGATGTCGCCGAGAGCCTCCATGCCAGGGGAATTGCCGTAAATGTCGCCGCCGACAACGCTCCAGCGCGGACACATCACTGGAAAGTGCTTGTATCCACCCTCTCGCAGAAATTTCCCGTCATCTCCGCCAACCTCAAAGTAACAACTGCGAAAAGGCATGTTCTTCGCATCCTTTTTCGACGAATCCCTGTCCTCACGAGGCTCAATCGCATGAATAATCGGTATCCACTGATCCAAACTGCCTCGGTCATACAGATTCCTGACAGAATGAGAGCAATTCTTGTATCCAAACTCCTTGACGAGTTCGGCAACCGTCTTGTCAAATTCTCGGTACAAAGTGCAAACCATTCCCTGATAGTCAGACGCAATGCAGTACTCGCCAACAGTCACAGGATAATGGTGAATCACATTCCTAAAGTCAGGCAACACAATGCTGACAGCCGTGCCGAACGCTCCCAGTTCCTCATACATCTGATGCAAAGACCTGTAGGTGTTCGACTGCTGAAAAACAGACTGCATCCTCTTCGTCACCGTGTCCAGCCACAACTTGACTGGCGAAAATGCATTCAAATCAGGATCCCCAGTCCCTAGACGAAACCACTGACGGGCAGGAGAAGTCGCACCAGCCATCATGCCAGCGCCAAGAGTTCGCAAGGCGCGAGTACCAGTGTTGTCGTAAATGTTGTTGTGACGGCGATACCCACGGTTCCTGTCCTGCTGAAAATATCGACCGTTGCGAGGCAAAATGTAAGAAGTGATCTCCTGCCAATGGGCAATCCAACTCGCTCGTTCAGACTTCAAATGACCAAGACGGGTAAGCAATTGCTCCCTTTTTGGTGCGCCCTTGTAAGACTGATTGTCGGGTGAATACTGCATTAACTTCCAAGTAGAGATGACTTGCCAAGTGCAAGAGCGTTTGGATCAACACCAGTCGGACCAGTCAACATAGTTCCAGCCGCACCACCACTTGATGCAGCCGAAGCAGCCTGCATAATTCCTGCAACATTTGGTTGTTGCTGGTTCGCCCTATTCATTGCCATCTCGCTTTGCTTGCGCTGACCTTGAGCCGCATTGACTGCTTGAGTCTGTGCCTTTTGTTGTCTTCCCAAAGCATCCGCTTGCTTACGCTTGGCATCTTCGCCAGCGGCAATTGTGTATCCAGCACCTGCGGCAGCAGCAGCGGCTCCAACAACTGCCGCGCCAGTAGCAGCAGCGGTAGCAGCAGATGCGCCAACAGCAAGCCCAATACTTGAAAACAATGGCATTACTTCGCTCCTTTGATGTATGTTCGTTCACTCATTTCGTAACCAAGCCTGTTCAATGTCGTCCCAACTGGCTCCTGTCCTTCAATCACCAAATCGCACATCGCAATCAAATCTGCGCCATTCTCTTTTGCCCAATTCTCATAAGCCTTGATTAACTTAATCGAAGCAATTGTGCCTCGATTCTCTTCATTTACCCACCACATCATCTCGTGCGCCATCTTTGTTGAAGGCGAATACCAAACAGTTGTCATCATCGCAGCCAAGATTCCAACCGCTTTACCTCCAACATCAATAACAAAAATAACTCCAGATTCCAACACCAATTTCAAAGTATTTACAAGGTCTTCCGTACTGTTTTTAATCAAAGAACCGTGAGGGGCAAACGCAAGAAACCTCTTTGCCATATCAACAATCTGATCAAATTCATCAGTCGATATTTCAGAAAAAGTGATGCGCCTGACTTCAGTCATAAATGTTTCCAATGCTGAAAAATTATTGCCAACACAAGACTTACGGGTACCTCTTTACAATCATTTCTGAAACTCAGGAGCGTATGGGTCGTACTCGTGATGAATCCTCTTCCTCAAACGAGTCGCAATGTCATATGGCACACGCTTCGAAACTGGGTACGCAAAGGTCAAGCACAAAGCATCTGCGATGTCAGGGCTTCCACCGCCTTGCAAACGCTTCTTAATGTCATCCTTAGATTCCAAAACTTTTCTCCCACTCGCGTCATACCAAAAAATAGGTGTGGCGAGTTCCTGCTTCAAGTTCGCGCAATCGGGGATGGCACCCCCCCCTTCGATCCATTCACGCATGAGCCACCACATTTCCATGCGCCGATTCGCAAACTGTTTGTCCATCACCGCCTTCCCACCGAACGGTACTTCGATGGGGTCATAGTCGAGTTGGCGCAGTCGGTCGATCACTCCGCTCCCTGCACCTGCATCCACGAACACGGCATCAGGTTGCCACGACTCGATGACGCTTGCGACTCGACCTGCTAAGTCCATATTGTCGATGCCACGGTAGATCAACGGCTCGAAGCACACGAGACCTTGACGCTTGCAGATGACGCTTCGATCATCGCCGAATCGAGCAGGATCAACGCCAAGTATTCGAGGCGCAGACTCAATATCTTTGTCCACATATTCTCGCCGACTCGCCGTGATCGCATCCGAGAGAGAGATCAATTGATCTTCAGCGCTTGCATCGAAATCGCACAAATATTCACGCGCAAATGCGACCTCGGACATATCCCTTTTCAATCGATCAACCTCTTTGGAATCGAGAGAATTCGTGTCGTAAACTGTATATTTTGCGCCGTACCAATCTTCGAGTGTGAGAGATTTTTGAAATAGTTCGCTGAACAAATTCACACCATTTGGCGTTCCAATGAATACTGCCCAGCCGTGTCTGTCCGATGTTGCGGGTTGAAGTACATCGCTCCAAATTTCAGGCTTACATTGTGCGACTTCATCGATCACTACACCGTCGATCCGCAAGCCTCGCATAGCATTAGGATTGTCCGCACCGAACAGTCGAATCATGCTCAAATTGTGCTTGAATTTGATGGATAATTCAGATTCGTTGATGATGATCGCATCAAGCAATCGAAGCGGTTCCAGTTTTAATTTCAGCCTCGCCCACGCAATTGATTTGCTTTGCGATAGGAACGGTGCAACATAACAAAAGAAGCCTTGATCCTTGTCGAATTTCAATGCGGAATTGATCAATTGCATCAACGCCAATTCTGTTTTTCCTGCTCGACGGTGAAGTGCCAGCACCGTAAATCGCTTCAACTTCTTGTGACATTTTTTCTGCCACGGTCTCGGCGAATACTTAATTTCTATTTCAGTTTGCTTCGTCGCTGGCATCGGGAACGCCTGTGATTACGCGCAAATTCAAACCACCTGCGACATCGTGAGACAGTCGAGCCTGATCGCCATATCGCTTGCTGTTTAGTTTCATGGCTAGCCATTGCAAGGTCATTACTTGATTGCGAATGTGGTTCACGCTTGCCGAATCGTACGATCCTGTCAACGGATTTTTTTCAGGCAATGATGTCGCCAAATCCTTCATTTGATCCACCCAAGTGTGCGCTTGCAATGCCCTCGCCTGCGTGTACTTGGAATCGAAATCTTCACGATCTTCTCTTATCCACCGAATCACAGTCGCCATTCCGACCATCTTTGGATCTCTACATATTTCCCTTAAAGACTGCCCAAGTGCGAGTCTTTCGCAAATCTCATCGGCAATCTTTGCATTGTATTTCGTCGGTCTTCCTGCACTTTTCGGTGCATTTTCCTTCGACGGTCTCGTGACTCTAGCCATTGATTCTCCTCCATTTTGACGGTGTTTGCGCTCGAATGTAGTACTTACAAATCTTCTGAACTGTTGACCTTCTGATGCCAAATATTGCAGAAAGTCGGCGATATCCAACCATTTCATCCTCGTGCATATCTCTCATTTTGTCAACAATTTCCTGTGAAATAGTGCAATTCTGATGAGACATTCCGATGCGGTACCCATTCTCATTCATTCCGATTACGGTCATTCCATCACTTTAATCGCCCCAAAATCGATGTCAATAGCAAAAAATAATATCTATAAAAACAGGCATTTTCAATAAATCTTGGTAAATACCAAAGAATACTCTTGCATACAGTCGATTACCTTGTAGACTTCTCACATCTGCACTCCGCAGAATTTTAGACACCCGCCGAAAGGCAGAAAGAAAACGCAATGTCAAAAGTAAAGAAAACCGTGCTTCAAGTCGCAAAGCAAATTGCCAAGAATCAAGGCTCAACAATCAATGAAGCAATGGACGAAATGATGATCGTGTTGCAAACAGATTTGCATCGAAACAGAATGCTCATCGTGGATACTGACGATGGATCTTATGAGGTGGCATCACGGAATCTCCTCGAAACAATTGAGGCATCGGCAAGAAACGAAGATATGGACTCTGCGCTTTTTCTTGTGATGGAATCGTTGGGATTTATTGATGGTGGAACGATGGACTATTTCATCGCCGACAATTTTCACAAACCATTGATCCTGCAAATATCGAAAGACTCAGGACTTGGTCTCTCATACGCAGAGATTTGGAAGCGTTACAGCGTCAAAGAACGCGCAACAATCCTCTGCAAGTTCGTTGCGACATTCGTTGAAACAGCAATTGAAGACTGACACAAGAAAGGCAACACAAATGAACATATTCAACGCACAACTCGATACGCCACATTTTTCATTTTCCGCATACGGAAAAACCGAAGCGCAAGCGAGGAAGGCGCTGACCCACGGGTTAAGGCAACACTCATACGATTACAAAATCAGATCACTCAGAAATGCAAATTGGTGGATGGAATTTGAAACCGACATCATCGTGACCAAGTTGCGTTTGAACGCTTGCTATCGAGATGGCGCAAGTATCTCAATCGTGTAGTTCCGCACTCGACTCCCCTGCCAAGGGGAGAAGAGTCTGCAACTCCGCAGAGTTTAGTTTGACACACAAAGAAAGGCATCAAATGAAAATCACCGTGACCGAGCAAATTTTCCTGGACGAATTCAAGAACTCATCGAGAGCAGACCAATTCTCTCGTGAGGCTCTCGTAGCGATCTTCGCTTACATCACAGAGGCGGAGGGCGATGTTTCCGCTGACGAGGGTTCAGACATCGAACTCGATGTCATCGCAATCTGCTGTGAGTATGTTGAAGTCGAGAAGAGCGACACCGACGAAATCGAAAATTATTCCAACTGCGATGTGATCGCAGAACTTGAAGATTCGACAGTGTTCTATCAATCCTAAACCAAGAAAGAAATTACAAATGACAATGACAACAACAAACGCGCCTTTTGAAACGCAAACCCTCGCAATTTATTCGCACAAGTGTGCTTTGATTATGCGAATGGTGGATGTTGCAGTTCGCACAACCCCAAATGCTTCGCAAAACATTGTGACCACACACGGACTCGGTCTCACAAAGGAACAAGCGGATCAACGCATGATGCGATATGACAGCGGAGTGATCCATGTAGGTAGTGGTTGGTACGAAGTTATCTTGGACGCAAAGAGGCAGGAAAGTCTTGGTCTATTGACCGTGCCACTTGTGAATAGAGAATTTGTCGGTGGCGATGATTGCAATTGGATTCAGGTCTATGTTGCATCAAAAGGAGGTGCGCTTTGAAAAATAAAATTCCAACAGATTCGCAGATCATTAAAGATGTCCACCATGCGATTGTGGAAGCGTCTGCTCGTGGAGGCAATTGGGTTGATTACCTGCCCGACTACATCGACTGCGACAAAAATCTTGCAGACAACAATCACTACATCGGGACTCTCGCCGATGGACGCAATCTTTTTTACACGCCCGAAGCAATGGACATTTGCTTGATCGAGGAGGTCAAATAAAAACATCTGCCCCACAATGATTCCAAGCCCCTCGGTGGGGCTTTTTTTATTTCTGCTCTCATTGTTCACGCTAGCAGTCTTGCCAAGCAGGATCGACTGTGGAGCGTTCTTCTGCTTCGGGAGTCCTACCGTCAACCCAAATTTAGAACGCTTCAGAATCGATCTGCGCTGACTGGGCTTTTGGGACTTTGCCCAGCACCTGCGCGTCGATTTGGAAAATGTTGCTTCGAGATCGGTTTCTTTTTACGGCAACTGACATAGGGAGGATTGATCAAATTTTTGAATCCGTTCTCCAAGCCATTCCATGCAATTAACTGCCATCGAATTTCCCAGGGCTTTGTATCGCGGTCCATCGGGACAGTCCTCTGCATTCTTTTTCTTCCAAGGGATCGCTGTCCAGCCATCGGGAAAGCCTTGTAGCCGTTCGCATTCTTTCGGTGTCAGGCGGCGAACTTGCATGGTTGGAGCAACCATTACCGTAGGACCTGTCGTAGAAACATCACTTCCGTGTGTTCCTATAGTGGCTGCAATTTTACCCGTAAAAGCGCAGTTATATAAATCTACCGCAACTGCCACAGCGATCCCGCCTTGATTCTTACTTGGGCAAGGATTTGAGGTATCGAGGCACTTTGCGACATCAACCATATTGCAACCGCTGATTGGGTTGCTGGATTTCATAGAGTTGCTTGCAAGTGAATCAAACGAATATGCAACTGCCTGTGCGCCAGTTTGATCGATGGTGTATGCAGGAGAGGTTTCATTTCCAACGCCAATTCCGTTTTGGTTTTTCTCGATGACTCTTGAATCTTGGATTGGGATCACGAGTGGAACATTGCCTCCACCGGTCCCGTATCGTGAAACGCAAGACGGCGCAACATCGTGCGGACCGGTGATTCGGCTGTCATTGGGGTGGTTTTCAAACAGGATTGCAGTCACAGGTTGCAACACAAACAAACCGCATTCACTTCCAGCTGGACCGCCACTTTGCTTTTGCCACTTGGATGTGACTGTGTCGGAAGCGTTTGGATTGCTTCCGCAGTAAATGGGAACATCAATCACAAAGCACGGCGCACCGTTTAATGCGTGTTGATCTTCAAGTCCTTGCTTGTCTGCAAATGATGCGTTTAAGGTGCTGGAAATTGGCGCAGAAAATGTTAGGTGTTCTCCTCGGCTGCTTGGGACTCCACCATCGCCACCGCTTCTAAGGCAGCCAGCAACATCGGCGGCAATTCCTTGCCTCGACGAGCCGCGCGTCGCAGAATACCTGAGCATGCTTTCTTGCTCAAATAAAACCTTTGCGGGACCGATGTGATCTCCAAGACATCCGACAACGAACACACGCCTTCGTCGCTGCGGGACGGCTCTTGGATGCCCGTGTGTTCTGCACCATTGAGCGTCAAGAATTCTGTAGGCGAACCCATACCCCAGTTCCCCCAGCCCTCCGAGGAAGGAACCAAAATCTTTTCCTCCGTTGGATGACAGGACTCCAGGGACATTTTCCCAAACGATCCACTTGGGTTTGAGATGTTCAGCAATTGCGAGAAATGTGAGCATAAGATTTCCGCGTGGGTCTTTGAGTCCTTGACGGAGTCCTGCAATTGAGAAGGACTGGCAGGGAGTTCCTCCGACGAGGAGATCAATATCTCCTGCCCGAATAGACCAATCTCTGAATTTTGACATATCGCCATAGTTTTTTACCTTTGGATAGTGGTGTGCGAGAACTGCTGAAGGGAACGGTTCGATTTCTGAAAACCCGATTGGTGTCCAGTCAAGTGGATGCCAAGCAACTGACGCTGCTTCGATGCCTGAGCAAACGGATAGATATCTCATTTGGTGTAGATCCTCATTGGTTTCAGGCTTTCTTGTGGAACAAAGTAGGCTGCGCTTCGACCGTTTGGCGCAGAAATGTATTGAGAATCCTTGGCATTGAATCCTTCGATCCATCCGCTGATCTTGTAGTTGGGGCAGGTGCCAGTCACAAGAATGTAATTCTCGTTGTCGTTGTCATTGTCTCGAACGATCAACCTGCCTTGGTCAAGGGGAGTCCACCTAACTTGAATGCCAGCGAGGTCTGGCGACTTGTAGGTGTCCACGGATCCAGAGAAATAGATTCCAAGGGCTTTGGCGACTGCGACTTCAGCAAGTGCGCCCTCGACATCGATGCCCCAAGGATCGCCTTGTGTACTTCCACGATCAAGTTTCTTGGCGATGGATGAGACACGGCGGCGAACTCCAACCATTGCGCCCATGATGATTTCGTATGGTTCGAGGGTGATGTTCATAGTTTCCTCTTGATCAGTTTGTTCAGTTCGCTTCGAGCAATCATCATTTGTTCGTGATTCAAATTGGATGTAATCAGGATTGCTGTACCAGCGCGACGAAATGCGTCGATGTATTCGAGCAATGTTTCCTTGGTCGGCTTGGTGTTGGTTTGCAGTTCCTTGATTGATGATCGAAGCGATTTGATTTCGTTGATTGCAAGATTGCATCCTCCGACGATGCGTTGATCGTGATTAAAATCTCGTTCGACTTCGAGCCATATGAGAGGATCGTGACGAAGTTTTATTGGGTTCTCATAGTCCATTATTTTGCCACCTGAATTCTGTGTGCGACCATTCCAATTGCGGATTGATTCCACTCGGAGATGTTTGATGGGAGTGGGCTGACGATGTACTTCTCTGCTCGAAGTGCATTGACAACTGACCTGACAATTTCCCTGGGCGTTGACAAGATGAGGTTGAGGAGTCCATCGTCTTGTACTGGATCTTCTTGCGAATGGTTGCGAACTCGACCACCGACTTGCTTGGCATAGGACTCAGCGGTAGTTCGGTCGGGGCAGTCAGTCGAAAACTTGTATGGCAACCCTGTGTGTTTGGATGGTCGCTCGAAGTCAACCCACCACTTTGCGCTGGCAGGTGTTGGACCTGACGGTCGAAACCGTCTTGCCTCTTCGATCTTGCCATAGGCTTTGATGATCTGCGAGATCTCAGGAGTCCAAGATGCGCTGGACATCTTGTGGTCGTCGATTGCGTCATACAAGTACACCTGATTCAGTCCACGGAGTTGCTTCTTGAACATCTTCCGCAACTCGTTGTTCTCATCACCCCAGTCGGCTCGACTCCACATTTGTCTGATCCTGATCTCATTGTGTTCCCATGTTCGTTCGTCTTGCATTGTTTGCCTTTCTTAAAAGTTAGATTCCAAATTCCTAGGAAACGCCGTAGAGACATTCTGACGCGTTCCTCCTCGTTCCTGACTCCGTGATAGCCAATTGGTCAAGAAACGCCTCCAGAGCCTTTTACGGGCTTGCGTTGGGTTGCTGATCAACCATTCGGTCATCTTTTGCAACTCCTGTTCGATGTTGACGGCTGGGAATGCGACATGCCAACCTGCTCGGTCAATGTCGTTGATGCCAACCCAACTGGTTTCAACTGACCAAGAAATGTGGTCGGATTTGGTTGGTTGCTTTTTTACAGATTTTTCGCTCTCCGCAAGTAGAGTAATCAATTCCCTTTGAATTGTATTTGGAGTAATTGATACTGTATTGGTAATAGCAATAGCATCTAGCATGGGATCCTCTAAGGATCGATTAAGGATCCCACCGTGGGATCCAACAAGGATCGGCTTTTTCCACCTTACTTCGTTTGCTTTTTGCGATCTTTCAGTCATTTTCTGCGATGATTCTAGCATTTTCTGTCTCTCCTCCTCGACCCTTGGGTGAATCAAGACAACATCAGAAACGGAAGGAATCCTGACTGCTTTCC